TCTGCACTAGGGCCAGCAAATATACCAGAAGATTCTAAAACTCTTAACCAAACATGATTGACATTTTTTACACGGCCCTGACCAAATGCTTCTGCTTGTAATGACATTGGCATTGTTTGTAAATCACTTTCATATTCCAAACCTATATGTACAACGCTAGATGCACGATCTAAAGTAATAGATCCACTTGATATTGTTTTTTGTGGATGGACAGCACCGTCAGCCAAAATACTAACTGTCTTACCTTCTAAATAATTAAGTCCTGATATAACATTTCTTGCTACTTCATATGTTGTTATAGCAGTATTCCGCAAACTTGCTGGTAAATCTACGTCTAATTTTACTGTTGCTACAGTTGCATTTGTTGTAGCAGTTATATTGCAACGATAATAATTTGTACCACTAATTAAAACAATTGCATCACCTACATCATCAAGACTTGGTGGTGCATTAAATAAATTATAGTTTGCAGTTATTGTAACGCTTTCACCTCTTGTGTAATTTGTACCGCCAGATATAGTTACTGTTTTATTAGTGTCTGTATTTGTACCGTCATAGGTTGACCCTGCATCAACAAAAAATGCATCTCGATCTTTAGCATACAATCTTGAATTCATACGCTCAATAAATTTTTTTGTTGCTCCATTAATAGTTCTTTTTATAACGCAATAAAGTGCATCATCATTTCCTTCTGAGACAGTTGCAACGCTTTCAAATGTACCGTCAGTATCGTGTTGATGCCAAGCACCAATAGTTTGCTCTGGTACATATGTAAAACCTAATAATTTACCATTACTACTAATAAACCAAACTATAGGAATAGGAGATTTAGCTAACGCCATATCTGTAACAGTTAAATTGTCAAACAAATGTGGCGCACGCAATGATAAATCACCAGTAATAAAACCATTAGCTTGCCAGTTATAACCTAACTCTCTAATGTGACCACCACGAGAAGAAGCATATACCATACTATTATTAACAATTACTGGTTGTGCGTTGTTAGCACCTACATACGATTGTGGTTTTACGGATATAGATGACGGTGTTATAGCGTCACTGTTAATAGAAGATACACGCCATTCCGCTGAACCTGTAAGCATAAGTAAGTTTGTCAATGGAACAATGTGTCTTATAGTATTTGCTTCACGAGCAGCAACTCTAAACTTAATTCGATCATCATCTCGTATAGGTAAACCAAAAGATAGATTACTTTCAGTACCTGATTTAGTCATTAATATAGTTTGCGGTTCATTATTTGTTCCAGCAAAAACTCTACGTTGTTCAAAATAAGATACAGCACCGGGATAATTATCTGTTGATTGAAATTCGTTTTCGTATATAGGAGGTGTACGAGAAAAATTAGGTGCAATGTTTGCGTCTATAATACTTGTAGCAGTTGTTTCACCAAGAAATCCATATATACCAGCTTGTTCTTTATATACTCTGTATTTTGATGCGCCAGAAACAGCACCCCAATTAATAGTATTTTTTGCACCTGTTACATAAATATTATTATCTACTGATGCAGAACCAGATTGTGAACTTTCATCAACTAAATTATCTTTAACTGCTGTAACAACATATTTATGAGTTTCGTATGTATCTGTGTTAGTGCTGCTTGATGAAGGAATATACGCAGATACAGTTACACCGCCGGGTGCTGGTAAAGGACTAGCAAAATTAATAGTTTTTAGTTCCCATTTTGTTGCACCTAATCTTCTTAATTCTCTTGGTGCATGATTAGGATGCACTAATGTCATAACGTCAGCAGATTGTACATAATGCACATCAAACAATTCTGCTTCTTGAAATGGATGTGGTATTTCATACACGTTAGGACTTGTTGGCATAGCGTACCAACTAGCAAAGGGAGGTGTGACGTTATTAGATGTATGCGCAATTACACAAAGATAATTTACACCGTTATACAAAACTATATCTCCTATTGCGTAAGCTGTAGCATTAGCCCATGCAGATCCATCGGAATATAATAATGGTTGGCCTTGTGTATGAAATCTAAAATATTCATGACCCATTTCTATAACCATTGTTTGGGTTGTAGAAAATGTAAAAGATAATAGTCTTACTGCTTTTGTGCTGTCTTTTACTTCTGCTACATATTTAAAACCTGCTCTGTTTTCTGCTGGCCCTTGTGGTTTAGCAATAAAATTACGCATTGTTGCTGCGCCTTGCTGAAACTTGGCATCATCAATACGACCAAACATTTCTGGTGATATTTCACCTCC